TTATTAATTGAGATTAGAGAAGCAATTAAGAATGGCTAATCGTGCTAAGCAGAAGGGTACTTCGTTTGAAACCCTTATAAGAACCTATCTTAATGATAACGGCTTCCCGGTAGCTCACCGAACCGTCTTAAAAGGTGGCGGTGACACTGGGGACATCAATGGCATTAGAAATAAAGTAAATCGCCAAGTTGCTTTACAATGCAAAAATCAAAAGGCATTCTCACTTAGTCAATGGCTAAACGACACGGTTGAACAAGCGGCTAATTTAAAGGGTGCCCTACCCGCTTTGGTTGTTAAACGGCCTGGTAAAGGGGAAAAAGCAGTTGGTGATTCATACGCTGTGCTTAGGTTATCTGACTTGGTTGAGTTACTAAAAGAGGCCGGTTACTCATAGTATTAAACAAGTACCAATTGTTTAATACGGAGTAAATCATGTCAGAAGAACAACCAGTTGACGATATCGTCAAAGTATCAGGAACCAGCAACCCCCAAAGTGTTGGGTCTATTGTTGCTCGCTCAGTAGTAGCAGGGCATTCACCCAAGATTCGTGCCATTGGAGCCAGTGCAGTTAACCAAGCTACCAAGGCTTGCGCAATTGCTCGTGGCTTTGTAGCGCCTCGTGGTATTGACTTATCATTTGTCATTGGCTTTGATGATATCCAAGGTGAAAACGGCGAAACCATTTCAGCTATTACATTTAAACCTGTAGCCCGCTAAAAATCTTGCCACGCCACAAAGTGGTAATATCTATATAACTCTCTTATCTTTGTGAGGTAGCTAATGGCCAGCAAGAAAAATATCAATACACCCAAGCGCCGAGGTAAAGGTCTAGCCCCAACCGAAGACCAACTCATGGCAGCAGAGGATCTTCGTGCTATTAAAGAAGCCAGTGGCGCTTACGTTCGTTCGGCCAAACAACTTGCAGCACCTGCAAAAGCTCAAGAAACAAAGAACTCTAAAAAAGAAAAAGAATCAAAAAGAATGGCACGTCAACGCGCAGGTTTTGACAAAGCTAATGAAGAAGGCATTTCTGTAGAAGAAGCACTCGCACAGTTGGACGCAGAAGGTCTTGCTGCACTTGACGACGATAATGGCCGAGTTAAGACAGACTCTCAAACAGATATTGACGAAGAAGGCAACATTGTAACAAGCACCTCTGAGCCCAAGGGGATTAACCCAGCATTGCGTGTTGAAAGAACCGTTGAAGCTCGCCGTGCTGGCGATCCAGATGCGCGAGCTTTAGAAGATGAATCAGTAGCTGGTCAAACTCAGTACACCAAACTTGCAAGTGACCTTTCTGGACTTGGTGCAGCACTTGACGCCCCAGGAACCGCTAGGCAAATCTCCCGTGATACGGATACAGGTGAAGGTCGCCTTCCTCAACAAGGCACCCGCTCATTGCCATTTTATCTTGGAAGTACTGGTCACCGACGTACAAATGCTGAACTTGGTCGTGACGCCCCCCCTGCCACATTAGAGGAAGAACAAGCTCGTCAACAGGCTCTCCTTGGAACAAGTGAACGCGTTAACCCGCGCACAGGTCAAGTTGAGGTAAAAGAAGAAAAAGTCTCTGCAGGAACTGCAGACTGGGATCAACGCCCACGTCAATATGCAATTGGTGTACGTTCTGTCGCCGCAACTTCAGACACTGGTTTGCAACGTGAGCAAGCATTGCGTAAAGCTATTGGTGACATTGAAGGAATGGTTTCTTCGGGTACAGCAATCACTGGTATTGGGGGCGCTGAAGGCAACCCTCGTGAAACAGCTATTGTTGAAACTGCAGGTAGAAGGCAAGTTCGTAAAACACGAAGGTCACAAACTGGCAATTTGGTTGAAACTGATGAAACAGACACAATGCCAAGGACCGCCTCAGTCCCTGTAAAAGCCACCCCAAGTGCTGAAGACCCCTTGACTCCAGGGTATGTTAACCCAACCTTTAGGGAACTCTTGAACAAGAACCAAATGGGAAGCACCATTTACGGAAGCCGTCGAGGCGGTAGCAACGTTCAAACTGGCCCAAATACCAAACAACGCATTGGTGATGAATCAATGGGTGGTGTTGTAGGCGCCTTTGGTTATACTACTTTTAGAGACCCAGTAACTGGAAAACAAGTTTCAATGCGAACAAAAGATGCTGATCGCCAAGCTGTTGAAACTCGTCCAATACTTGATGCTAATGGTCAACCCACTGGTAAAACAGAATTGGTAAACCCCTTGATGTCAAAGGGAGTTACTAAAACCGGTAAAGAAAAACTTGTAAATACAAGGCCAGACGCTGATCCAACTACTGTTGACGAATCCGGCAAAACAATTCCCAATCCTTTGTACAAGCCTCAAACAACTGAAGGTTACGACATTGAAAGCACCTTTGATAACTACAAAGCTGACGTAGCACGAACTATTTTGGGAGAAAAACTAGCAAAGAACCCAGATATGCGTTCACTTGCTGGGCTTGGGTTACCAAGATCATGGCGTAGGACAGATAAAGCCGCAATGGCAAACTTTCCACTGAGGGACAACCCAGAGCAAACAACTGGACTTGGACCACAATTTGCTGGCGTAAGGGTTCCTGCACCTACCCCTATTTATGGAACAGACGGAAAATTAATAAATATTGATACCACAGACCGTGATGCTGCAGCTCGTCTTTACAGCGATGCTAAGGGTGGACCTGGGATTAATGATGCCATTAAGAAATACGGCACAAAAGACATTACTGAAAACCGCATCATTCCCGAAATGATGCAAGACAGTAATGAACGTCCTCAAGAAGAGGGTCAAAATATTCTTAAGGACGCTCGTAAACCCCAACCAACTATTGCTGGTAGCTCTGTTCCTGCCGTAGTTAAGGGTGAAACAAAACTTATTGAAGGAAAGCTACCAACCGTAGCAGAAGCTTTAGATATTATGGTTCCAAAAGGAATTGAGCAAGTAGACGCACAAGTTACAAGTCAAAGAGTTCAACAAGGGGAAAACGGCGCGCTTCAAATTGGTACAGGCACCACACCTGTAATGACCCCTTCTGGCGCAGGCCGTGGCGCTACTATGGTTCCAGTCCAAACTTCACGTGTAGTTGACTACAAAAACCCACCAACGGGTACAAAGAGTGGTATTGCTCGCGCAAAGGAATATCTTGTTTCTACTGGAAGAGCAACCGACCCCACTGACGCCCTAAAGCGCATTGGTTCATTCCTTACTCGCACAAGGCGAGGTGTTTCTAACATAAAGTATGCAGACACCCCCGCTCAAGTTGCAGAAGGACTACCAACACGGCCTCAAGGAACTAAGTTAGCTTTTGACCCTGCCTTGCCAGCACCAGAAGTTGTTAAACAAACTTTAACTGAACGCCAAACTGCACAACAAGCAGCCGATGCTGCTAAATCTGCAGAAATGGCATCTAGGCGTTCTGAAGCACAACGAGAAGCAGCCACTTCTCCAGCCCCAGCTCCATCTACATGGGCAATCATGTCTGGTGGGGAAGATGCTGCAGCACAAATTCCAAGGACACCAGAACGAATTGCAGCGATAGCTAAAATTGATCAAATCAAGAGCACTAGCCAAGCAGCAGTAAGTTTGGCTCGTCAACAAGGCGGAACTGGCACAGTTACAAATATGCCAAGTCCTCTTGGCGCTAAAAGGGACCCTTCACGTTCTGCTACTGGTGATACATCAAGTCCCCCCTTGACTCGCCGTCAGCGTAATCAAATGGCAAAACAAGCCGATCAAAGACGAGATGCTGCGGCTGTAGCTCGTACTCAACAAGGAGTTCAAGCAGACATTTCTGACATAGCATTAAGCAGTGGTGTAAGCCCATTCGCACCAAAGCCACAATTGAGCGGAACTGAAGGCTATACAAATTCATACGTTAACCCAACTTTTGCGCGGAGTAACCCACCAATGTCAACTGGGGAAAGGTTTAGAAACCCAAATAACACATCAGCAATGGGTGGCTCACAGTTTAATCGATGATATATTAAACATTATGCATAACACACGTATTTACACAGGTCAAAAATTAGGTATTCAACTACATAATGGTGAGCTTCACCAAATTGAAGACAAGCATTTGAATTTAGTTTTGATTGACAAAGATTCAGAAAAACTCCCTACAAGGATTTTAGATAAAAGCCCTATTACAGGGACTAAAATTTTAGAAGTGTAATGCTTTAAAATATGTCTCACCGTAAATCTTCACAAAACGACTGGCGCAAACTAGCCAACACACCAGATTACAATGAACACTTTGATGATTTATATGAAGAAGAAATTGTAAGAGATAGCAAGCAAAAGAAACGTGAGCAGGTGCGCTTTGGCCTCAAAGAAGATTACTGAAGACAAAAAGAAAAAGAAGAAGAAGCCTGTTAAAAAGCAGGCTGCTAACGTTATCCCTGCCATCCCACGCCCAATCCCCGCTACTGGTGGTGGGCAGGGTTCAATGCTAACTGGTACTGGTGGCGCTTCAAGTGCCCGCTAGTCAGCAAGCTTTTACTCACTGGGGCGGTAGCTATGACCCTAACGCAGGTGCTGTAACCTCAGCATCCATGGGTCCTGCCCCTGTTTTTCGTAACAGTAAGGATGCCCAGTTAGCTTCATTTGGTGCTGGCCCAGATACACAGTATCCAGACGGATACCTTGGCACTATGTCGTCTAATAGGCGCCAAGACAAGATAGTTAACGCAGTACACCGCATGAACAAGGTGCCTTATACCCGTGGTGTTCATAAGGGTGAACGCATTAACCAGGGCGACTACATGTGGCCAGACGAGTTTAATCTTTACACAGGATTACAACTTGAATCTCAAGGTAAGAAGTTTGCGCCCCCAGGAGCAGAACCAGTACGTTTGACCAATGATGGTAAGGCTGGCCCAAGAGGCATCCCTCGTGGCTTAGACAGGCCCCAGCAAGAGATCATTGACCGTCAGCGTCAGTCAATGCTTAAAACATTAGCCCCACCCTGGAAGTGACCATGAACGAAGACATTATTGATGTAAGCGATAAAGGCATTAACACCATCTCAAGTGAAGGTGTTACCCCAGGCATCCCTATGTCAGGGTTCCACTGGATAAACCGATCAACTGGTAAAGATGTAATGGGTCGTATGATGGCTTTAGGTAAGCGCAATATGGAGTTCCGTAGGGCTGAGGCAGAGAAGTCAGGTTACGACTTTCTTGAGTGCCCAGGCTCAGAATGCCCTCATAAATAACTGATAGAATTATTAAACTTAAACAAAGGACTTTATTATGGCATTTAACCTTCCAGGAATTCTAGGACGCAACAGCCGAGCACGCCAAGCAATGGTTGAAGATGCTGTTTATGACGCTGGGAAAGCAGCAGAAGTACATTCTAATAAAATGTACGGTGAATCCTATAAAAGGGCAACTAAAGCAGGAGCCAACAACGAAGAAGCTGCAAAGACAGCTCAAGGTCCTGCTGACAGTAGTTATCAAAATAAAAAGCAACAAACCATTGATAAAGTTTCCAATGCTGCTGCAGACAAATCTCGCAAATTAGAAGAACAGCGTAAAACACAAACTGGGGATAACCGCCCCAAGAGATCTGAAGTCCGTTCGGCTAACAAAGATTTCAAAGCTTTAGATAAAGCAGCAGAACGCGTTGCTAGAGAAGAATGGGAAGGAAAGTAATCATGGCATTTAATATCAGAAGCATTATGGGCCGTAATACCCGACAACCACAACAAGAACTCCCACCATTACCAGGCGGTCCTCCCCCTCGTTCACCACAACAGGGTTTTGATCGCAACAAACCTCTCCCCCCTCCTCCTACGCTCGGAAAATCATCTCCTGCCCCTGAAATTCCACGCACTCGATCAGGGCGCGTTGACGTTCCTTATGAAAAACGGGATCGTAGCCATTTGAGCGCCATGGCAGACGACCAGTTAGTACAGCACTGGCAACAAACATCAACCGACCCAACTACCCAACAAAAAGGTATGGGTGGCCCTGATGTAAATGACTCTAGAGTGCAAGATGCCATGGGTGAATTAAACAAAAGAAAAATTGACCCTTTTCAAACTACTGGGCCTTCATCTAAAGGTAACAAATTTGATGACACTGGTAAAATGGACGCAAAGTTTTACCAAGCAAATAAAGATCCTAAAACGGGTGCCATCATCCATACAGGGAAAAAAGGTGCAGGCGGAAACATGGAGAAAACAACAGGCAAGGGACGCATTGACCCTCGTCGTAACTCCCCTCCCCCTTCTAAGTACTAATGGCTACTCCTCGTAATCGTGGCTTATGGGCTAATGGTCAACCCATTGCTCCAGGTTCCCGTATTCCTGTAAGCCGTGAGGCATTAGCAGGTAATCAAGCTGGTGAGCACATCAACAACATGACAAATGCTATCTCTGACCGTGTGCACCAAATGTTTGACCCTAAGCCTGCGCGCCCACGGTTACCTATTAAGGACGTTTAACTAATGGCCAGACCCTGGCAAACACGTCAAGAGATGATGGTTGACCAAGCATTACAGGCGGCTATTAGCGATCCTGAGACCATTAGGCAAACACGCCCAGCGGTACCTCAGCAGCTCTTTCCTGAGCGCATGGGATTTGGTAGGCAAGAACATACTATAATGTCTGTTATGAACATTGACCGTTACGTACCCTCACGCCGCTCATGGGTGTCCGGCATGCCGGTTATGAGTTCGTCATTCAATGACGGATCGTTCTCTAGTTCGGGTCGCTACTCTATGGGTAGCCTATGGGGAGGTAGTGCATAATGGCAACTCAAGAACCAGGCTGGTCATCTAGCCCATTTGCTAGCGGAATTGCACCTAAAGACGCATGGTCTCGTAAGATCTATGGGAGCATTGGTGGGCGTACTGACGACGTTTTTGCCTACAGTGACCAAGCAGACAGTTTAATGAACGGCACCCTTTCAAATAGTTTTAGGTCACGTGGTGGTTCTGGTGGTGGTGGCTCAGATTGGTTGGGTTCTGGAACTGTAAGTTTAAAACTTGGTGGAGGTAACACCCCATCAAATCCAGGCGCTTATAATTACAACACGCTTAACAACACCGTTGGTGGTGCCGCTTCTACTGTAAACTGGGCGTTTAACACCCGCAATAAACTACGTACTAACCAAGAAAAACAAGATCGGAAACAATCCATGACAGACGCACGGGAAAAGAAGCAAAACTTAAACACTTTTGCTAGCAAAACTATTAAGCAAGGGAGGGCTTTGCAAGCAAGCAATTTTGCAACCAGAACAAAGTTTAAGCGCGGTTCTGCTTCAAGTGCCCCAGCAACGACTATTAACTTATTAGATAGCAAAGCTCCTGGTGGTTTCCCTGCTTCATATTTTAACAAACAAACTCCCCCTCAAACTCCCTAAGGAATAATCATGGCAGTTAACTCAGCACGCTCAATGAACGCAGATCTACACTCAGGTGTTAACGATGGTCGCCTAAAGAGCCTTACCCCTGATCGTGGTGGGGTATTAGATAGTGACCCTAAGGTTTCAGTTCGCGCAGGCCAACTTCAAGCACAGTACAACGTAACTGACTTTATTAAAGATGTTACCCCTAAGGTACTTGACCACGAGTACGAAACCGGATACGCTGAAGATTAATATCTATAATTAGGAGCACAAAATGCCTAGACTACTTGCGTGTAAGTCTTGTGGAACCATGTACAAAATGCGAGACTATGAAGGTTCCGCTGACTACGACATGGAGTTACAGGAACTAATTAGGCGTCACCTTGGCGAAGCCCGTGACCCAGACCCAGCAAGCCATATCTCCCTTGTATTTCGCGTTGACGAAGCTACTTGGGAAAAACTTGGCAACGAAACACCCATTCAAAAAGAACTAATGAAAAACGAATGGGAAGTGCGTGCTTTACGTGATGACCTTAAGGTTGACGCCCTTAAGTGCTTTAACCGTCATAACCGACCCGCTGCGGGTTGCATTGATTACGAAGACGCTTCTAAAACAATTGGTCGCACTATTGGTGTCCCCAAGGAGAACCGTCAGTATTTGTGCCACTACTGCCCTGCGCAGGAGTACGTGACACACAAGAATCGCATCGCTAAAGGGATGTATGGGTGATCGTATTTAACTTTGACGTCATAGCACGTCCGGCAGATTCCTTAGCGACTCGCCAACCTGACTCAGATGGTAGGGCCATTTGGGGAGCACTATTTGAAAAGTACATGGGTCGTATGATTCTTGTATGTAACGACGTATATGACCGCGCCCAGTTTATGGATTGGCTTAAACGCGAACAGTTCAAAGCATCCATGTTGGACTTTATTGACCAAACAGATCCTGTGTTAAAAGCAGAATCAGTACACAGGATTGGGTCAGCAGCAGGACGTATCAATTGGTATGTAGATAACGACCCTAGGACATGTCAAGAAACTTTAAAACTTGGTATACCCACCCTTGTTGTTGCTTGCCCTTACATTGTGCGCCCCGAGTGGGATAGCGGGCGCAAAATCAAAGAGTGGGGAAACCTCGTTGATGAGATGGACAGTCAAGCATTGAAGTCTGCTGAAAGAACATGGAGAGATGAATGAGGGTTTTCCTTGGTGGTGCTGAGAAGGGTTCCCATAGGAGCCTTCTGTTAGCAAACGACGTTCAAAGCATGGCGGTAAACCTAACTCATTTGCCTATCCCAAAGACTAAAGAATTCCACATCCCAACAGTGTTTGGGGGTGCTGACGTTATTTTATACACATCAGAAAATGACGAAGATGAGAACCGTTACACGGACTTTGTGCGCACACATATTGACGACCTTGCTTTTGTAATTGGTCGTCCAGGGTACGACGGTGACTGGATGGGAGAAAAGTACATCCCAGTTTGGTCAGACGACGATGACCTTGAACGCTTAGCCTGGCTATGCCAACGTTATGGGCGAGCGGCCATATCAGACAAAGCCATTACAGGTAAGACCATCCCCCGAATTCGATCCCTCTCGCAGCGTTGGGATGCCGACTTAGTTGGCTTGACAAGTAAGCCAGACATTATTGAAGCACTCCCATGGGCCGCCGTTGTTGTTGGCTCGTGGACTTCTGCTATTCGTTACGGAGAAACTCAAGTATGGGATGGTCATGGTTTGCGACGATACCCCGCTCAACAAAAAGAGTCGTCTAGACGGAAGCACAGGCCGGATATTATCCGTCTAGGAATTGACTTTGAAGCTGTCATGGAAGACGACGTGTCGGCAGTTGGCAACCTTGCAATCCGCTCTTGGATGGAATGGGAAAACCATTCTTTTGGGGCCTATGACCCTCAAGAAGTGGCCGACGAAGAGGAATTTGTAAACAACGAAAGTGATGAGATAGTTGCTATACCCCCTGAAACACATACTGGGGTTAAACCGTCTTCTAGGGGTACAGGTATTGCTAGCGCACCTATGGAAAAGCGGCACGAGGGTGACCGTGTATTGCTACCGGTTATGGGTATAGAACACATTGTTTCTATGGGCACACAAAGTGCTTCTGACCAGGGAGAACACATTGAAATCAACCCTGAAGAAACTGCTGTAATCAAATACCAATCTAATCCATTACGACAGTGTGATAGTTGCTATCTAGCGGCACGTTGTCCTGCATTCCGCGAACATTCAGATTGTGGTTTTAAACTTCCTGTAGAGATACGCACCAAAGACCAGTTACAGGCCATACTTCAAGCCATGTTAGAGATGCAAACAAGCCGAGTTTTGTTTGCACGCTTTGCTGAAGAACTAGAAGGTCAAGGTCTTGACCCAGCATTATCATCTGAAATGGATCGCCTCTTTTCTCTTGTTGACAAGTTTAAGAACATCTCTGATACCCGTGACATGATGCGTATTGAAGTTGAAGCACGTGGTGGAGCCGGAGTCTTATCCCGCCTGTTTGGTAACAAAGCTGGGGACGTCGCTCGACAACTTCCTGGCGGTGGCCTCGATCAGTCCATGACTGACCGTTTCATATCTGATGTAATAAACATTGACGGACAAGGTTAGAGGTTACAAATGGACATTGACGCCTCAAAGCAAGCACTCATAAACGTTTACAAACACCAGATTACTTGTCTTGAAAAAGCAATTGAAGAGTTGTTACCCACATCTATGAGCTACTACTCAGAACACTATTGGGCGGCTGGGTGGCTAATGGGTTTGGAAGAAGAGCTTCCGTTAATGGAGCCAGCAATTGACAATGCCGCCCGTCTTATAGGCAAGATCCCCATAACATATGAACCACAAGGAGAGCAAGATTGGATACCTTACCCGAGCACATATATCAAGATCGTAGAAGGACAGCAATAGCATTGTCACTATCGCTCGTAGCATCCATTACAGATGCTTTTTCTAAACATGGGACTGGGTGGCCAATAGTAGTTTCATTTGGGTTCTTTACAGTTTTAACAATAGCGCCTTTAACCCTTGGAAAATTTGTAGACAAATTCTCACGGCAGGAGTCAAAGTAATCATTTCAATGGACTGGCTACAAGACGCATCATGTAGGGGTAAACACCCTGACATTTGGTATCCACCTATGGATTCACCAACACCTAGTGACTACTACACAGTAGGTAAACTAGTGTGTGCTAATTGTGCTGTATGGAAGGAATGTATGAACTTTGGTGCAGATGAAACATGGGGTATGTGGGGTGGGCTAACTCCACAAGAACGACGCGGTACTGTGCGCCCTCCCCATGGTTCAATTGAGCAATTCCGTAAAGGATGTCGTTGCAATGAGTGCATGGATCACGCCATTCCACAACCACTTCAACTGTCAAAACTCCCACAAAAGAACACTCCCATGGACATAAAAGCCCTGCTCTTTGACCTAATTGGTAGATAGTGTGTGAATTTCCGGTAACACAATGGTAATATATGTGTATGGCCCTACCCCAAAAGTAGGGCCTTTCCATATCCCCTATCAAGGAGAAGACTATTGCGTAAACTTACCCTAACGAGTGCAGTCATTGTGGGCGCTCTATTACTCACAAACTGTAACGAAAAAGTAAGCACACAAGAAGTTGCAATTACAGCAGAAACTTCAACTACAACAACCCCATCCACAACAACTACAACCACAACAACTACTGTTGCCCCAACCACCACCACTACCACAACACTTGTACCCCTCGGGTCAAAATGTGAAGAGTTAGCACCCATTGCTCTACAAGCTGGGTGGCCCCAAGAACTTTTAGTTGATGTTCTTGAAGAGGCATGGTCAGAGTCCCGTTGTTTAAACATCATCCCAGGACACCCAAACTGGAACGGTTCAGATTATGGCCCCCTCCAAATCAATAGGGTTTGGTCCAACGAAGTTGAAGACTTCTTTGGAAGTTGGGACATGGTTCAAGACCCCCTAGTGAATTTTACGTGGGCTTGGGAAATGTACAAATGGTTTGATGATCACAAGGGTTGTGGGTTTATCCCCTGGACTCGCAGTTGCAAGTAATTGCCACCTTTGGTGCTATCGTGTAATATGTAACAAATAGACCGTGTACAACATAAGGAGAAATTATGGACGTAAACAATATTGGTGGCACAGCGGAAATTGCGGAACTACTAGGTTGCCCAAAGCAACAGATCTTTGCTCTTCGTAAGCGCAAAGACTTTCCTAAGCCAATTCGCACACTTGCCGCAACCCCCTTGTGGGACCTTGAAGACATTCGGGTATTCGCTACTACATGGACACGACGAAAGTCCACGAATGGAATGCAGTGAGTAAAGAATACCTGCCTGCAGGGTTTTACCAATGCCCCAAATGCAACAGTGAGATCAGGGTGTATGTTCCTTTATTGGAAGCCCCTACTCACCGTTGTGGGGTAGGAAATAAGAAAAGTGTGATGGAGTTCAAAGGGGAGAAAGATGCTTCTAGGCATAGCATCGGGTGACTGGTTAAGTCCCGGTAAATCAAATGATGGAAAAGAATATTGGGGTGGGTCAGGTTGGGCTCGCATTGGTCAGTATGTACCAAGCCTCCCTATGGCCGCCGCTATTGGAGTCTTGGTGTGGAACCGAGACCACTTCTCAATTGCAGATCAATGGGGCAACCACTACGACCCTGATGTAATCATCATGCAACGGCTGATGCACAAAGGCATTGCTGAAAACATTGTTGAGGCACAGAAGTACGGCCAAAAGATTGTTAATGATGTAGACGACTGGTACTGGGGTTTATCACCTCAGAACTATGCTTTCCACGTTAACCACCCTAAGAATAATCTAAATGAGAACATTGAATGGTATAAAGCTTCTTTAGCTAAGTCCGATCTAATCATTACTAGTACTCCCTACTTAGCTGAGCGACTTAGTGGTTTAACTAAGAGCCCCATTGAGGTATCAAAGAACACTGTTGACATTGCTAGGTTCCAAACAAAAGAACACACTGACTCAGATGTTCCAGTAGTTGGTTGGGTTGGTAGCACAATCCATAGGAGTGGTGACTTAGAAACTATGAAGGGAATCCTTGGCCCAATGGTCAGGGACAACCGAATAAGCCTGTACCACGGTGGTGCTATGGATGGTGGGCCTACCTTTGCTGGCAAGGTTGGTGTATCGGAAGATAACGTTACAACTGCTTCCTTATGCCCATCAACTGAGTATCCAAAACTCATCACAATGGATGTAGGCATTGTGCCATTACACAACACACCGTTTAACCGTGCTAAGTCAGATCTTAAAGGTTTAGAGTACGCGGCTTCGGGCATTCCGTTTATTGCACAGAACCTAGATGCTTACATTGAACTACAACAGTCGTTAGGTGTTGGTCGTGTGGCTAAGAGCCCATCAAAATGGCTTAGACACCTTAACGAATTGCGTGATCCTAATGTTCGTGCCGAAGAGGGGGCTCGAGTTAAGAAAGAGATTGAACCACGTGACATTAAATATGGTGCTCAGAGGTTGGTTGATATACTTACCAATCTGTAGAATCGCCTGCATGAACACACCTGATGAACCACACCTATTTGTTGAGTTACCTAGTCTTAAGGATTGGGGCGATGGTGCGTGGCGTGCAAAAGCGGTATGCGCCAATAGTGATACTGAAAAGTTCTTTCCCCATAGAGATGGCGTTGACGCCGCCATGGCTGTTGCTAAGGCCCAATTATGTTGTGCAGCATGCACGGTACGTAAAGACTGCTTAGAGTTTGCGCTAAACAACAAACTTAAACACGGTATTTGGGGTGGGGTAACACCCAGGAACCGCCGTGGCTTAGAGTTAGAGGATGCTGAAAAAGCATCAGCAATGACTGCTACATCAATTCTTAAAAACTTACGTAAGGTTAAAGCAGATGACCCAATGAAGCGGTTAGCACTAATGCTCAACCTTGATTTAGATGAAGCCCGTGCATTGCTTGCAAAAGAAAAGGCTCACAACTCTTTCTGAAGACTGTCAGGGTTGTACCCAATGTCTTCAAGGAAGTCACGCAATCGCTTGATCTCTGCTTTAAGCGCATGGTAAAGGTGTTGGCGCTCAATGTTCTCAATGAGTGACACCTTCTCTAAGTGGTCAGGATTACAGCAAAGGGTGTTACGACACAAGTGGTCGAGAGTTTCCACCTTTGTTAGAGACACATGGCGGTGCTGTTCATATGACCAACGGTGCGCTTGAAACGCCTTGTTACCAACGTACATACGGCCATACCCTTTATCAACAGGGCCAGTCCACGTCCAACACTCGTTAGCGTCTCTGCGTATATTCTTCCAAAACTTATCTTCAGGTAGTTTGGATTTCTCAATAGCGTGAAGTACCCCATCGCGTTGTAATTGCTTGTAGTGAGCAGAACATAAGCCTTTGGCTACGACTTTTTCGCTACATACCGGACCACGACACAGACTCATACTTACCTCCTTGGACAACGCCACAATTGCGTTGAGGTAGAGTCTAGCCGGGCTTCACCCCCCTGCCTTACTTTGTTACCTATAACAACCGAGAGTAACGGGGGAGGGTTACCAGGGTTGTACAGGCATAAGACAGGGGGGAGAGGATATCCCGAAGAAAGAAAGGGTTGTCTTCAGGCGCCAGCGTTATCCCCTTAGGCTTAGTTGACCCGCAGTTGTGAGTAAGGCTTCTTGCTTGTTACCTTCTCAACAACCTCTGTCTTGATCTTGCCAAGACTTACAGCGGCGTCAAACAACTTGGACTTGACAGCAGGCTCAGTAACTTGCTTGAACACTGAGGCAGAGATTAGCTTCTGCAACTCCTCAGCATTGAATGAGCGTTGCTCAGCCTGTACAAGCGTTACTGACTTGCCTTCAATCTCAATCTTCTTGATGTCTTGGGCAATCATTTCATCTTTGATGGATTGCTCAAGGCTCTTCAAGGTCTCCGTGCTTGCCTCAATGGCTTGCTTCAGTGAGATGAATTCTTTAAGTGTGGTCTCTAATGATTTGTTCATAGTGGTCAATATACCTTTCATTTGTTAGTTAACAACGTACTTATGCAAAATAATCAATTAACGCCCCAGTGACTAGGGCGGGTAACTCACTTACTCTATTTACTGTTACTACTTGGTTAGCACCTTTATTAAGTAAGGGGGCCTTATCCATATTGAAGCCAACCAATAAGAAGTACCGACCAGGGTCACCCCATGGCCGCATGTCTTCAACGTCATACCATTCACCATCGGTGAGCACAACTGTTAGGTGATTCTTCTTGCTATAACGTTGATCTGCTAATGCTCTGAAAGCGTTAAGGACACTAGTACCACCCGTGGCTCTAACACGTGGATACTCAATCTCCTCATCAGCTTTAGCTACCATGTACACATCATCATTGAATGATGTAACCGTACACGGTATGCCTAATGCATCACAAGCTTTACGTATACCTATGGCCGCAATAGAAACATTAGAAGTTTCATGCATCATTGACCCAGACGTATCGAGCAGAATAGATACCGCCAGATCATGGCCAGTAGCACCTACACCATTGAGACCCGACCAGTAGTCAGTATCACCAGGCCGTCTCATAACAAACGCAGTAGGATCAAGCACACCTTCTTCTTGGTAGTGCACCCAGTTAGGTTCGTTCTGTACGATCAGATGCTCTAGCACATTACGCATACCATTCGTTACTTCGTCAGTAGCTTTGATTTGCTCGGGGTTCATTTGAACAATTGATAGGTCAGGCTTAACGGAACAAGTAGTTGCTTCGTTAACTTCACTGACGAACGATACTAATTCATTCTCAGTTACTGAATCCTGTATGTCCTGCTTAGCTTTCTGTATCTCTTCTTTAAAGTCACTATTTGGTGTTGGGTCAGGTGCACCAGCGGTGTTACCACCAATCTTTTTATTATCAAGATCCTTAGGAGCACCACCATTACTTTCAGGTGCCTCAGGTACCTCAGTAGTACCCTCACCAGAAGCTTCATCAGATGGGATGGCAATCGTTTTACTGTTCTTGGGCTCTTCTAAGGGTTGCTTATCAGCTTTAGGAACAGTTGGTAACTTTGTAATACCTTTGACATCAGGCAAGTAAATGTCACCATCAAATGTATGAGCATCAACCGTGTTGTTGCGCGCAGTACTCTCGTGCCAAATCTCCAACAACTCAGCAAACAATAAGACACACTCGTACATCTCAAGCACATCATTAGATTCCCTATACCGCATGATGATGTCATTCATCTCAGGGATAATTGCTGCGTGTGAGTGCTCCTCTGCTAGATCACGGAGGTGTTGTCTAATTGCCTTAGGCAGGTAAGTCCTGCCCGCTATGTAAGGCCACACTGTTTGAGGATTATCATTGATAACAATGTTTAAGACAATGTTTGTAAAGTACTTGGCCATGACAGGTGATGTAACACACATGGCTGTTTCCATGCGTTGATCTTCAAGTATGTTCCATGCTTCATGAAGCTTCCATATGTTGGTACGCACATCATTGTCTACGACGCCTCTCAACTCAGGTGCATACTTAATTATTAAATCACCAAAGGTAGTTACACCACCCATACTGCTCACTACTTCATTAGGCCAAACGTCATGGGCAGGCGTACCTACTGATGGTTTTGCTTGCTCCTGTAGTTTAGGGAATGGCAATGTCCACATGTTATGACCACCTTCGTGGTACACCAAACCCTTGACCATATACATAAGGTCAATAACACTTTCTCTATCCTTCATATCAAAGTGTGAAGTGTTGACAGTAAGGGTAATTGATTTAAAATCTGTCCTTGCACCGGCACGACGACTACCACCATGTGACTGTTTAAGAAACATAGGGATGTTGATGTTAAGGCTTGCTAATACCTTAGATGCCAGGTTGCTAATACCATAAGCAAGTGCTTGCGATCTATCTTCGTCTGGATCTTTCTTCTCATCCCTACGACCTGCTTCAATGATTGCCCGTGCCATGATTGAAGCACGTTTGTTTGCTGACTCTTGATCACGATTGATTTGACTACGCAACCGTGCACGTGAGTTAACAAGATCCTTACGTGAAAAGATCTTGCTACCCGCGTTGTCATCATCGTCGTAATATTCCATTACTTATCCTTCCTATCTGACTTCTCAGCCAGTTCAGTGTTAAGCATTACTCGGATACTTCTATCCTCAATAAGTGTGTCAACGACTGTGCGCTCGGACTTGCCAGTGAACTGCCCACAGAATCCCCATAAGGCATAGTCAACACCAAACAGTGCAACGCTCTGTTCTAATCGTTGTAATGCACTAGTGCCTACAGGTGTAGTAATTGCCCGTGAGTCACGAGCATTACGTAATGCTTGACCAAGCAACCTGATAGCAGGTGACTTGATCAACTTCTTCTCTACTTCTTCGTCGTAGTCCCAAGGCAACCAAGTGAACCTGGCCGCAAAGGCTTCGTTAGTCTTGCTCATACCCGCATACCCTGGGTTATAGGTTGATAATATCCACAGGTTGGTAGAGGCATTGACTACTTCTGCCATCTTGCCACCGTGACCGTCATCCACAGGCTTACGGATGTTGATGAACTGATGCCTATCATCTAGTAGTGGGTGTAATGCCGCCGTAACGTTACCAGGCATAGCGTTAACCTCATCTAAGTAAAGGATGCCACCGACTCTCGCGGCCAGTGCAACCACACCTTCCATCCATACAAGTTCACCTGAATCGTCAGGACGATACTGACCAAACATATCGTGGTCAGTGATAGCACTACTACCAGCGAGTAGGAAGATTGGCAATGGCTTACTAAGCCCCATTGCTTCTGCAACTTTGTAAGCCAACACTTCAACAAGCATTGTCTTACCTGTCTGTGTGTCACCAACTAGCCCGATGTTAGGTGCGTAACCATTGTTCCTGGCGTCAGACCAATACGACATAAGTGCATTGATATCTTTGATACCGCCAGGCAGTTCACGAGACACATACTCTTTGAGTACATCCTTACGAGTAGGACGCCAACGATCCAAACAAGGATCATCAAGCGACTCAATCTCAGTCTTACTAATGATTAGACGCTCAGTGCTAACAGTAACGACTGGCTTAGCAATAGGCGCCATACCCATAAGGTCAAGTTGCTTAGGGATGATGAGCGTGTCACCTACACCAGAGATGTCAACGTGCATCTTGCGTTGATTGGGGTGACCATCAGGGTACACAACAGCGTTAGTAACTTTTGCTGAGAGTCCCTTGTATGGACCAGAGTTGATAACTACTTCCATGCCCTGTCGTAGGGCCTTTGCTGCAACCATTACGGTTCCTTTCGTTGGTGGTTCTTGCTTACCTTATCTATTAGATAAGTATGTTGTTGGTTTTAATATATGACTTATGTCACGTTATACGTCTAAGCGAACGCCCAATCCGTAAACGAGCTCATCAAGAACATCCAACGCTTTAGCTACGTTGTCATCCTCAATGTTGTATTGACCAGCCTCTAATAAGAGAACAAGTGCGGCGACTTCTTCGCTATTAAAGATAACCGTAGTGATGTGATCACCACGTTCTGATGATTTGATAATTGGCATACCTCTCCTTATCTGTAACTGTCGATGATGTTGTCTTGAATTTCCTCAAGAAGAAACTCTCCCTTGCCGTCAATGATCTCTCCAGCAGAGAATGCTTTTACTTCTAACAACGCCCATAGGCGCTCGTCAATTGTCCACACATTGTCAATGCTCGCTAGGCATATCTCAACGTTGACATCTGATGTCTGACCAATCCGATGAACCCTGTCCTCGGCTTGTTGTATATCAGCAGGGGACCAAGGTAACTGACAGATGATTACGTGATGGTTGCGACCATCACCATGCAATGTCAACCCAACACCTGCTGATTTGATTTGCCCAACAAACACCCTTGCTTTACCTGAGTTAAAGTCCTTTACTGCTTCGGCCTTCTCGTCATCATTCATTGTTCCGTTGTACGCAACTACCCCGTACTTCTCAAGCCCTGCGACTAACGGTCCCATGACACTGTGGTGCTCAGCAATGATTAGCAATCCAGGAACTACGTCGTAATCCTTAGTCTCCCTAAGGAACTCCTTAGCCCTTTCTATTACGCCCTTAACCTTGCACTCTCCCGCTAACTTACGCATGGTAGTTAGTTTGACTAATGCTTCGTTACGAACGGCGGCTCGCCACTCTTTACCCTCACCTGCCAAGTAAGCGATTAGGTCATCTTCGGCTAACTTGTAATCGCTAACCGCCTTACCTAATCCTTCTATATGGACAGCGCCCCGACCCTTGGTTGGCAGGTCTAGAACGTCACCACGTTTACGACGCAACATGAACGATGATGTCATTGCTTCGTTCAACCCAAGCGAATCAATGTTGGCACGCTTACCAAACTTATTAAGTTTGCCATTGGGGTCACGCTCTACAGGACAGTGGTAACTCCAAAACTTACCTTTACCACCTATGCCATCCCAAGCACTACTACCTAACGATTCAATCTGTGGGCCCATCTCTTGGTTACGCCCATTGGGTGTAGGCGTACCTGACATGAGTATGCGTATGGTGTCACAAGTGTTAGCCAACTTAATGATCGCCCTAGTACGTGAGGCTGACATGTTCTTACTGCGGTGTGCCTCATCAACAACGATGACCCTGAACTTACCTAACAATGTATTGGGGTCTTCGGCTAGGTCATCAACCCAGCAAGAGATGATGGAGTCACCAATGATGTAAACATCAGCAGGCTCAAGGGGCTTACTTGCTTGTCCACGTAACTCTCTAACCTTTAGATGTGGCGCAAACTTCTTGAACTCCTCAAGCCATGTCCTCCTCAGTGAGGGGGGCACGATTATAATTGCTGGGGTGGCTGATGCTTGGTGTGCCGAAGCGATGACCGCAATAGCACATGCCGTCTTCCCTAATCCCATGTCTAGGGCTAGGTAAGTCTGCTGTTTCTCCAATGCAAACTTCACTGCTTCCTCCTGATGAGGTAGCAGGTCTATCGCTAACGCTGGTATCGACCAACCTGAGGTGTCGGGCTTTGCCGGACCGAATAGTAGTTCGTCTATCTCCATGTGGTTCTCCTGTACTCATTCGGGTAAGTCAACTTCCGTATCCCAACCCCTGTTTGAACGCCACTGAGCGTACATGATCATGATCATGGATTTGTACAAACTGAAAAGGAATCCACACAAAGCGATTGATTTATAGAAGACGTTGGTATCTGTAAACATCAGTCGCCCACTAATCATTAGACTCAGTAACCCCGTAACAACTTGAAAGACTACTGCTCGCTTACTTGATACTCGTACCTTGTTCATGCCTAACACCTACTTTGGGTAGCGACAACAAAGCGTTAATCAAACCACTTGCCCTATACCTATTGTCTGCTGGTAGTAAGGCCATGATGTAGTCGTACTCCCCACTGTTTAATTGTTCGTGATGCTCATCCCACAACTTACGGATGAGTTCTTTCTGAGACTCTGTTACCTCAGCCATTACCTATTCTCCCAACGCGCTACTGCGTCTTTCATAGATGATTCATATAACTCGTTAGTCCACTCGTCATAACACTCAGGACACTGTGTGCTATGCCCAGCAACCATCTCTTCTGTTATTTCAAACAAGTCATCCATACCCTTATGACGGGCTAACACCCAGTCAAGTATTTCCTTAGGGGTGTACACAGTATGATCTTCTTTGTATTCTTCAGCTAACTCTTGGAACTCTGTAAGGATGCGATCTTTTGTGTGTGTATCACAGGTAACCCATCCTTCCGACTCGTCGTATGCTTGCTGAGGGGTGTCATACCCCTCAGCAGATACATACCCAATGATGCTGTCTTTAGTACTGATATACCCAGTGGCATTGCCTTTGGTATCCATATACCCAATGATTTTGTTATCCATTATTCAACCTCACAGTTGTGTCCGTATATCTCGGCTTGATCAATTTTATTAGTGAGATCAAAGACCCTCTCACATTCGGTGCAGACATTGAAAATCAGGTTTCCCCACCCATTGCACACATCACATTGTGTTGCGTCGTCGTGTCCTGTCCACACCCCACCATGTCCCGTACAAGAAGGACATATTTTTTTAACTAGAATAACAGGGCTTCTCATCCCCATCCCCTTGTGTTGTACGGGTGATCGTCAGGCATTGGTTCAGGTTCGGTGTACCTGTTCCAAAAGTTCCCAACAGATTGCTCGTAGTCAGCAGTACCCTCCCAAACTTCAGTACTGCAATGAATGTCCGCCTTAAGTAAAGGGCTAGCCCATTCTTCGTAGGCTTCCCAATATGAATCGCTGTTTGCGAATAACTCACAAGCGTTGTCGTAGTCATCAGCCAAACTACAAGCGTCTTGGAATGGTTGTTCTAACCAAGCGTCATAGTTAGTACCCATCACGCCTCCTCATTCTCGGGGTCCCACATGACATAGATGTCATAAAGGTATAAACCTTTATCGTTCTTACCAGCACTACGATAGGTAGTCTTGACACCTGGGTAATACTTTTCTAGAGAGTTACCCACTGAGTGTGCTGTAGAAACGCTCTCTCTCCACAAAGCCCAAGTCTGTGGGCGCTCTTTCAGGCGCTCCACAAAACTCTTAGGCTTTGAGATTGGTTTCTTAGGTGGGTTACACCAATTGATTTCTTCTTCCATCACTTAACCTCCAGTGATAGTTCGTTAATGGCATTGACCCATGCCTTACTGCTAAGTTGTTCCAACTGCGCAGTAGCTGACTCAATGATTTGCTGTAGTACCTCAGCGAGGTTTGGTGCGTCGCAGTATTCCTTGAAGAATACATTGAGCGTGTGGTCTCCTGCGTTTAATTGCATTGTCCGAAACGGCATAGCAGAAAGAACAGGGTCTGTGAAGTCATGGAACTCCATGCTTACTTTGCTATCGCCACGTAAGTGGACATTGGTAGAGGTGCTTGTGTGCTCGTACATAACGTTTCTCCTAATGATTAGATTCGTCGGCGCTTAACTTCATTGCCTGCTCTAGTAACTCAGCAGTATGTTTTGCATTCTCGAACAGTTGCTTGGTCACCCTTGCAAGTTCGCTTGTTTCCAAGTCATGGTCAATGTCCCACTTGAAACTCAGGGCACCGAGAGCGATTGGTAGTTGGCCAGTGTAGCCATTTTCGCTTTCATCTTCAAACGATTCACTCACACTGTTATCTTCAAGGTCCCAAATCATGTACTCAATCTTGGTTGGCTCGTGAACCAATGCGAATGAGATCATTTTGCCGGTACGCTCAAAGGTCTCGGGGTCTTTCTTATACCCAGGTGAAAAGAAACCATAGGTGTGTGTTGGAAGCACTTCAGTGTTGAAGCACAGATGCTTGATGAGGGTGTAGATGTCACCCTCATACTCTTCCTTATCCATTGACGAGATTGGCTCACAGAAGTTACCGTCTGCGTCAATTGGAATGATGGTTGCCCACAGGTCATTCCAAGGATCACTAACCTTATTAGCGATCTTGTTAGCCACGTGTTTGTATAGGTCCTGGATGGTTGTCATGGTCATACCTCTTCCTTGATTTTGCTAAGTTGATTCTTAACATTTGCTACGGCCTCAGCGATTGCATCAGCCATTTGGCCTACGCCCGCTTCGTTCATAATGATTAGATCCTTACCCTCTTGGCTAACAGCCACGGTAAGTGTGTCACTGCCTTGCTTAAGATGGAGGTACATAACAACCCTCATCTTCTTGGGGTGCAACGATGGGCGGGTGTCGTTATCTTGACCTTCATCGTCAATTGGTGCGGCCCATCCACGAACAGCAAGGATTGCTTCTCGTGTAACACCAAACACAGCAAACTCATCCATGAGTTCGTATGGGTTGTCTCCCTCAGCGATTACTTCGGGCACAGTCATGATTTCGTCTGTTTGCATATCCCACACTGTGGCTGGAGCTTCTGCCCAGCCTTCGTATGTTTGAAAGTAGAGGTCGTTAAAGTTAACGAAGTCTTGTAATTGCATGGTGGTTCTCCTAATGATTAGATTGTTTAACGCGTGGCTAATGATTACCAGCCGTAAGCTGGGTCACCACGATGTTCAAATTGCTCTTGCTCCCAGGCCAAAGACCCGTATGAATGGTGGACATGACCAGAGGCGCATGACCAACCGCTGGCATTGTATGTTACTGGCGCACCACATTCAAACACTGTGGAATAACCAAACTCGTCTTGACCACTTTCTATTAGCCAAATACAAGTGTCTTCTGTTTCATCCATGAGGTGGTTCTCCTTGATTGGACGGACGCACGATTGCGTTGTGTGCTCGTCTCTCCGAGCCGTCAAGTCTAGCGACGGAAGGTCACTTCCTCCGACTTTCAAGTACTGCATGAAGGGTAAACAACAAGAAAACCCCTTACCTTCCTCGTAGATCTAATGGTTAGCTATTGAACTTCCACTGCTGATCAGGGCAGTAGGTAACTACTGCTGCTGCAATAACTGATGAGAGAAAGTCGTAAGTGTCGTAGTCACCGTCTGCCGAGTTGTTTGCGGCATCAACTACATCCTGTGCAGTACTACCTGTTTGTAGTGCATCACAAGTTGCATGACCAGCGTCAATCATGTCTTGGTCAGTTACTGGGATGTACCCACTGTATAAGTCACGCACACTCGCTAGGAATGTATCGTCATCGCTGTAAGAAGCGATGGGTGCGTCTGTTGTCTTGACTACACGTACTGTTGTAGTAGGTGCGTCAGTCGCCGGCATGTACACCACACGTTCAGTGGTAGTACCTCCGCATGCGGCTAAACCTAAAAGGCTAATGATTAGAAGTCGTTTCATGATGGGTTAGCCCACTCTCTGCTAGCTTGCTCAGTAAGTACTGCATCAACCAAACTTTCATAGTCAAATTCATACATCTTGAGCTTCTGTTCCAAGATGTCAATGTTACGGCGGATACTACGGTTACGCAATACCCTCCACCAAGGTGTGGAGATTAGGTCATCTTCCAACACACAGATGTCAAGATTGATATTCATCATCTTCTGACGAATCCATTTGTCATTCATCGTTGTACCTCTTAATGGTTAGGGACATGCGTGACCTGATATCCAACAGGACGTCACACATATCAGACACAGGCATCATTTGATGACCCGAATGTTTAGCCATGGCCTTGTCAACGATCTCAATTACATCTACCGCTGACTCAACTGCCTGAGCATCTCTTACGTCCTGTCTAATCATTAGATCACAGCCCTTTCAATAAGAGTTTGGTGCTTACTCGTGGTGGTAGAAAACTTGGTGCGCACGATGTACCACGAGTCCCGTGACTTGTAGTGCCAAGCGATTGGCGTATGGTATGACACGACAACAAAGTCAATGTCTTCCATATTGTCTTGGTACTCATTTTTGTCATGCTCACTAAGTCTACCCCCCACATAAGGAGGGCGACTTGTACCCCATAGAGCACCGCCAGTCTTGAAGTCTTGACGGTTCTGCATGGGCTTCCAAGCATCTTGTGATGACACCTTCATGAGGCTTTCCCTTTCTCTTTGTTGATTACACCCATAATTGCGGCGACTAACTTGGCCTGCTCTTCAGCAGACAGGGGTTCATTGTGATCGTCCCAATCTGCATCAAAGGCTTCACTGCCAATGAGGGTTTCATAGCGACCGAGCAACTCACAACGTAAGCACTCCTCGGCTATGGTCTCTTCAGGTGCTTCGTTCTCAATGCACCATAACAACCTAGCCTCAGCGCCTTGAACTTCGCTAAGTCGTCGTTGATACTCAATTTCCTCAGCACTGCTGACACAAAAGCAAGGACTCTTACCGAGTTCCCAGCGCATGTCAGACAACAGTACCAATGCTTCATCCATATTGATGTCCATGATGCTCCTAATCATTAGATGTGTTCTTCCCCACAGTCACATGGGTATGGGAATTCTTCGTCAAGACCAGTGAGCCATGCCCACAGTCCAGATGCTAACGACGTTGCCTCTTCAAGGGAAGCCACCACTCGTTGAACATTTTCAAGTTGACCAACTTCGTCACCAATTGCAGGCAACTGATCAATGACTTGGTATTCTTCAAGTCCCGTCATTTCCATTGTTGATACAAGCATTTCTTTGCGCACTTCTTCATTGACCGTTGTGGTCTTGAATCGGTTAGCTGAAAGAATCCAGTCACCTTCGTGATCTAGATAGATAAGAACCCCGTTGGGGGGTAGTTGGTTGTTGTTATTCATGGGTGGTTCCCTTCTTGTTGTTGGATTGGACGGGGGCACGGTTTACCCATGCCCCCGTCTAATGATTAGGCTGCTTCCTTACGGTTCAGCCGTGCCACAGTAGTCCGTAGTGGACCAGTGAATGTTGTCTCTAACTTGTCGCCACGATCAATTGACTTGAGTGCCTTGACAGCACCATCAACGTCAGGTGTCATGTGAATGTTGTGCTTGGCTACTAACTTGACACACTGCTCGTCAAGTTTGGCAAACTGATTGTCATGTGCGTTAGTGACATGACCGTCACACACCCACACGAATGGCTCGCCCTTCTTGCGCTTACTGATACCGAACAGTAGAGCAGGCCCGTCAACTCCGTTACCACCATTACCTGATGGGACAGTCTTGACTACCCTGCCATTCTCTGCCATGACCCATATGTTGGGTACGTCACTACTACCTGGCGCATGACTATAACCGATGATGGTACAGCCAGGAGCGGCCTTGATGATACTCCAGATGTCGTCAGTATCCAATCGCATTGAACCTGATTGGTCAATGAGTACGACACCCCCAAGACCACGTGCTCTGCGGTCAAAGATCCTACGATCAGGATCAGTGAGCACACGAGCAATGCGTCGTGGGTTAGTACCAATGTCAGTGGCAATACGCTTACGACCCATACGGCCAGCGATGCGTTCAGTGAGATGAAGGTTGGCAACGATAGGGACAGCAAACTTAGCACCGTCACTACCAATAGAAACTTCCTCACCATACTTCTCACCAGGCTTAAGATTTAACCACTTAGGAAGTTCAGCAGATTGTTTAGAGAACCTACTAAGTGCCTGAGCAAGACTGAGTGTGTGTTCATACCCACGAGGCATTTTTACTTCAATGCCGTCTTCGGTAACTTCTTTCTCAGTGGTATCTGCGTACCTGCTGAAGTATGACTCATGACCCTTGCGAACCCACTTGGTATGATCCATAAGTGTCTTACGCACTGACGTAGCCAAGTCAGCAACAGCAGGCATGTCCAATTCCTTGGCAGTTTTCTTAATGGCACGCATCACTGTGTTGTTGACCTTAGTGCCAAAGGTACTAACGATTAGATTCGTGAGACCAGCAATGTTCTTACTGCGTACTAGCAGTTCGGCATTGCGCTTCTCTGAACCGTCCTCAAGTTTGTCAACGTTGGCACCAGCATGCTTAGCAAGCATGTTGACACGCACTTCCTCGCATGCGGCGACTAGCCCAGGATCAACTTCACGCATCCAGTCGGGAATGATTAACCGAGACGGCGATACCTTGGCGTGAACCATCTCATGAAACCTGACGGCACGGGATAACTCATCGTCACCCATTGGCACTCGCATGCGCTTACCGTCAATGTCTGTCCAAGCGTCACCTCGAATTGGTGCGCCCTCTTGCACTTGCCAGGCTGATGACTCCATGTCATTGCGGTCAAGCCAACCTGGGTAAGCAGTTGCATTTGAAACTGTCATAGAACTCCCGTTCTGTTTGTATTCATTGGGTTATTAGGCTGACTAGACGGGGGCACGATTTGCGTGCGCCCCCGTCTAATCATTAGCCTTATGTATCAGGCGAGAGCGTTGACTCGCAAGGTGTCAAGCACACTGTTAGCCAGTGAGCCGAACACAAGGCGTGCCGCTTTCTCGTCACCGATTGCTTCGCTAGCCTTGTCAAAGGCTTTCCAACCACGAAGGCTGATGCGACCGTAGTGATCGTCAGCAGACATTGCGGCTGGCACTCGCAAGCGAGGCGAGAGGAATGTCAGCGCATCGGGATGCGGCTGATTAATCCTGATCGCCACAGGGAACCTGTCCTTGAGTGCCGTAGGAAGATCCTCAGGCTGTTCCAAGTTGGTGGTCATGTACACACTGAAGCCAGGCAGTGGGCGGTGCTTCTCTTGAGTCATGGGGTTGGTCCATGATGCTGACTCGGGTGAGTCAAACATTGCCAAGAGCAGTGACAACACGTCACCTGATGCACGGTCAATTTCGTCAGCGACCACACGGCCACCGACCTGACCGTCACCCTGCCAGGCATTGAGTACTGCGCCAGAGTTCCAGCGCCATGTGTCACCAGCGGGAAGCATGTGACCAGTCACATCTGCTGAGGTCATATCCTCGTTACAGATGAGACGGAACGCACCACCGATACCAGTGTTGAAGTGGAGACCAGTGAATGTCTTGCCAGTCCCTGGGGGACCGTACAAGATGACCTGATTGATACCAGCATCGCTGGCGTCTTTCACGTCTTGCCAGCACTGGGGGAGAGTTGCTTCTGTTGTCATTGGGTATTACCTTTCGGGTTGTTGTTTGAAGTGTGCGTTGGCCAGTCGCACCCCTGTATGGTTGGATCTAATGATTAGATGGCAAAGAACTTGCTTAAGTTCTTATGGACTCCAGCCGGAACGAACTCATCGTCGCTCATTTCATAGAGCCTGATAAGTTGCTTGAGTTCATCAAGTTCATAAGGACGAAGCCCCTTGTCAACAGGACGGTCTGGACTCTTGAATGTTTTAGGAAGATTGACTTCCAATGAGGCAGTCATACCATCATTTTTCCAAGAATCACGGAAACTCACGTCGGCAACTTTTACTTTGCCGTCAAGGACTGCTTGAGTAATTCTTTCTCGAAAAGCAAGTACATCTAACCTGTATTGCTCGTCAGCCTTGGCATTGTTCTTGATGTGATCGAGGTTTACCTTGAGTGAGTCTTTCAACTCTTTCAAGACCTTGACTCGTGTGATTTTGATATTTGCCATTACTTGCCCCTATCTTTGGGTTGTTGTGGGGCAACCCTTTCCCCTTTGAACTCTTCCCTGAACAGGAAGAGAATGAAAAAAGCAACACCGAAGAACGTTGTGCCTACGACCAATACATCTTCAATGAATCTAATCATTAGTTTCCTCTTTCATAATTGCTATGTGGAGGTTTACCGATGACACTAGGTACTCAGTGATTTCTCCGTTATTGGCAATCCCAAGTACCACTTTGCCTTTGTGTCTAACGATTAGATTTGAATACCTTGAGTTACCTTCGTCGTCAAAGGCAACGTCAACACAGGACCAAAATGGTCCTGAACTTGCTTCAACTACGCCCATCAGTCCACCACCCTGACGCCACGCAGGATAAGGCCACTACGCAAGATGAACAACGCCTCTTCCAAGGCGTCAATGTCTTGCTGGACACGAACAACTCTTTTGATTGCTTTACGGGTCTGACGCTTATTCACTTTGCCTCCTTAGGCTAATGATTAGACGGCGCTACGATTGCGCCGTGGTTGGTCTAACGGTTAGACAGTCTTGAGATGGTGCTGTTGAATGTGGATTTACTTACTCAGTATGGCGTTAACGCCACTGACCGCACGCTTGTACGCACGAGCCAATTCAGTAACAGTAGGGAGCAAGGCTTGCGCCTTGTCCAAGTCATTGCCCTTAGCGATAAGTGCAATGAGTGAGTGACGAGCCCAGTCCAACGCACGAACGTGCGTGATCATCTCAGCCAGGGGACTGAGATCAACGGTGTTCATATCAACACCATCAAGGCTAATCATTAGTTCGCCTGCGTAAGACAACAGGTCTTGCTTATCCCTGCTTGCATCGCGGACGATTTTTGCGTACTGCCGTTCTTTATTCATGTGGTACTCCGTTTCTTGCCCCAAAGGGCAGGTTGAACAGCACCACCTCAAGACCGCCTAATCATTAGAGAGTGGGAGGTAGTGGAAACGAACCACTACTGGGGTAGTCCGGACGTCCTTTGCGCCCCGCGATAACCTTTGCACCAATGCCTCCCTGGGGGGGTGAGCAGTTTTACAACATACTCAGGTTGATGCACTAATAGCCATGTGCCTCACGTGTATGGTGAGACATAATACGCAGGTCGCTATCAATCCTGACACGTCACTAACGGCACGTGCAACCGTTTGGGTAATGGTAGCAACCCCAGTAAACCCATCGCAGATTGTTGTGCGACTTCGTGCTATGCCCAAAGTGGGGTGTGTAGGGATCGAACCTACGACCTACAGTTTAGGAAACTGTTGCTCTATCCGCTGAGCTAACACCCCCGTTCTAATCATTAGACGGTGCGAATTCAATTGCTGAGAACCCCTCATGCGGGGTTGTTGGTTGCTTCGAGATTCAGACTTTGAGCAAAACTCTGAAGCTCAAGGTCTGTTGACTGTACGAATTCGAGGAAGTCTTCTCGGTATGTGCTAGTGAGAATGGAGTACATTCCTTTTTGGAACAACTCCATCAGCCACTCATCGGTTGGGTACACCTCGTACCCGTACGCTGAGTCGCCTTGGATTCGTGGAAGGGAATACATCCCCTTTTCCACGTCCTCCAGTGTGACCTGCCTACCAGTGAAAGGGCACACACGATCATGCGTGCGTGTCCACCTTTCAATGAGCCACCCTGAACCATAACGGTCCATAAGTTCCTCTCTGGAGTGCTTGTCGTCTTGAACATACTTCTTCTTTTTCATAGGGTTCCCCTTTCGTGGGAGTTAAGCAAAAGGAAGTTCTCAACAACTGTTTTCGCACCGCCTAATCATTAGAACGAGAACGGTCAGTGGTTGAAGTGGCTCGGTTGATTCTCTAACCGTATACAAACGACACAGTACGACCTTCAGGGTCGTTCATGTTGCCCATTCTTGTAAGAGGACCGAATGAATCGGATTCCCCGTTGAACCAAAAGAAGTTCTTGAACCCTAGTTTCTTTAACTGAGGTTCAAGCACCTCTTTTTCGCACCTTTTGTAATCCCTGTAACTGAACTGAGACCAGTCCAGTTCCACGTCTTCGCAATACAGCCAGTTACGGCCATCTTTGGTGGTGTGGTACTTATTAGTTAACATGTGTCCTCCTCAGGACTCATGAGCCACCCCAACCACTGGGAGAATGGAGTCTCTGGCGCAAAGAGCGGGGGGCTCATGCTGCCTTGGTTTATGTGGGGTCAACTAACTCCCACGAGTCTTGTGGTTTAGACGGCGCCCCAGTTGCCCGAGGCGCCGTCCTCACCTATTGTCCCAATGATTGGCGGTAAGGGATGGGCTCAGCAAGGGGGTAATCCCGCATGCCTTGCCCACCCCTCGGTCGGGCACTCTCCGACCACGTATCTCGGACCTACTGCTCTGTCACTTCTACCAGCCTTAGAGGGCATTACCCCTCTGCTACTAACGATTCTGCACCAACCATGCGGTTGGCTACCAGCGTTCACGGCGCCCAGCACGAAGTGTATTGCTACACTCGGCCAGATTCTGCAAGCCTTTGAATGAGTGTCAATCAAGGTGGGTACTCTTTGTGCTTACGCAGCCCACAACACTCGGCCAGACAGATACTCGGTCTTATCCGATACTTATATAAGCAGTGCTTACCCCTTGATGCCCCACATTGCGTGGGAAGCCTTTTAACGACATACTCAGGTCGATGTGGGCGATGCCCTTCACAGAGCGTCTCCCTTATTTCAGGATGCTACGAGTCCCACAGGAAATGTATTACTTAGTGACAGCCGCCAAGATGGCGTTGATTGCGGTCACATCTGCCTCGGTGAGGTGTGCTTTCGCAGCCTCAAGGAGGTCGGTCGCTTTCTTGATGTTCAGGCGAGCCTGCACATCTTCAGCCTTGGGCTCACGCTTGGGAGCGATTGCCTTGCTGACCGCGGCGCTCAACTTGTTGAACAACCAGTCAGTATCTTTGCCACGAAGCTCGGCCTCTTCGATGAAGCCGATGGTCTTCTTGACACGGACACCAGTGGTACGACAAGCCGTGCCCACGATTTCATCAACGCTGATAAGGGACACCTTGTCGCCCGCAACAAGCCCCATAGCACGGGCTTGGATAAGGAGGATATCCGCATCAACCTTCTTGATGGTCAGCAGTTCAGCCAACTCTTCGGCTGTGTTGCCACAGTCGTAGAAGAAAGCCTTCAATGGCAACGCCATCTCCATGAGGTCGGTTGCATCGTCGTAGTTCTTACGAACTTCTCCGAGCACCTCCCACACTTCGATGGCACTGGCATTAGCCGAGGTGGTGAGTAAGCGTGCTAGCTTACTCTGGACAGTTTCCGTTGTTGTTTCCATAGTTTTTCCCCTTTCAAAAGGAATTGAGTTGTGCATAACAACTCCCATGGAACTCGTAGCAGTGTTTTTCCTGGGGTGGCATTTTGTAATGTCTTGCCACATTTTTCATAGACCTATTTCTAGACCCACGCCGCATAAGGAAGGCGCCCTGTGAGGGGCACCGCCCAGACCCACTAGGGGCAGGGGAGCACTGCTGAGTGTGTGCGGGCTACTACCTCTTCCACACCCTATGAGGTACGCTATGAACCCGTGTGCTACAGTAGACACACTCGGCACCGCAAGAGCAGCACCTAAGTGTCTAGCGAGTAGAACACCCCGTACATTAAAGGGTCAAGGGGGGGTCAGGTGTAGGCAGGGGCCACTCCCCGATAACCACCCAACTGCTGAATAGCCCTATTCTCAACTAGGGGGAACCTGTGGATAACTTTACATAGCCCTATTCACCCTGTGGATAACTATTCATGATGCAATGCTCCAACGCGCAGGTTGGGCCAAAATGTTTAAAATATACATCGCGCAACCGTCAAGGGGATAATGTAATATCTAACTATGACGCTTAACCCTAACCAGTTTGGTGACCCTCCGGTACCAGAAGGACATGTTCGTGTGTATCGTGGTGAGTACGCTCCAAATGGTGGACTGCCCGATCCCAACCGTAAACAGATGCTCCCATGGCTAGAACAGAGAATAACGCGGGATAGAGATAAGAGTATTAATAAGGTTAATGGCCGGTGGGGTACGGCAGATCTTGAAGTAGCTAAGCTCCATCCATTTGATGACCCTGGTTCAGCACAACTAGTTAAGTTTGTTGATGTACCTTCCCATGTATATGAAAAGATTAAGGGACTTGGAGATCAACCAACTGAGATAGCTAGATGGTCTGCTAACCCAAATAACGAAGTAATTATTCCAGAAGAGTACTCTGGAAAACTTACAGTGTCTAGGGAACACAGCCCTTCAAAAGGGTTAGAGTTACACGACAATCAGGATACCTACCTATAACTGTATAAGTTGGCGCAACCGGCATATGGCTAGTGGAGTAGTAAAAATCCGCCGTTAGGTTGCATTTTGGTGTAACATAGAGCAACAGATCTTCTAGGAGGCAATAATGGCATCAGATCACAGGGGACAACCCCTACATGCAGGTAAGCGTACCGATGATGAACTATTTGAATTGGGTAGACAAAACACTAGTTCTAAGTCTCCCCTCAACGAAGGACGTCCTTCTGAATATGGCTTCCCTGAGCCAAACGAGCACGGGATTATTGATGACCCTTATATGATGGGACGCATGATTGGTAAAATAGAACGTGCAGCAACCGGATCTAACATGCTTAAGAAAATAGAAAGTAACGACTAAGATGGCTACTGATCACAGAGGTAATCACGTACACGCTGGAAAGCGCACTGACGATGAAATCATGGCAAACCCGTTCTATAACGCTGGCGACACTTTGTTGCAAAAAGCAACCATGGGTAAGATGCAGGGTGACTACCCCAGCATGGAAAAGCAGGCACCTGTAGGTAAAGTTCCCCCAATGATTACTGCTAAGGGTGTTAAAGAGACAGCTACTAATGCTGGAAGCAAGATTGCTAACAGTGGTTATGGCAGCGCAGCAATGATTGGTGCTGCTGCCGGAGGTGCCCTTCTTGGTGGTGGCATTAACTTGGCAGCTGGCGAAGTTGGCCATCCTGCAGAAAACCTTCCAGTTATTGATACCCCACAGGTAGCAAAGGGTATGGTAGCTGGAGCAGCTATTGGCGTAGCAGGCAAGTTTATTAGTGACACCCGCAAAATGTCTAAGGGTTCACGTAGCCAAAAGTAATTTACCTGAATCGTTTAGGTAACCGCTAATAGCGTGTAATAATGGGTGTGAAACTATTTTCTAGAGATTGTGTACGGTGTTCATATGTCCAAAAAGAATAACCAACAAGCAATTGACCCTTCTTTAGACCCTAGTGCTCATGGCCTAGCTAGGGAGTACGAACACTTTAAGTTCAATCGTCAGCGCAAGATCACCGAAGGTAAGTGGCTTGGCACCCCTGGCAAGACACGCGACTTTGATTATGATAAGTTCGACAACGAATACCACGCCCAAAATGGGCAATGTTGCAACCTAGGGACACGTAGTGGTAGTTTCAATCATGCAACTGTAGGTTGTGGTTGTACAGGACAACTTCCGGAGGAATAATGGACTTTAACGAGTGGCTTAAAATGGGAATGGATAATAGTTGGTGCGGCCCCGCTGTGTGTGAAACACATGATGGTTTGCCCATGAGCGAAGAAGAGAACGAAGAGTTCTGGGAAAGTGACCCTTGTATTCACATTGTTCGTCTTTATAATGATGAGTCGCATCGTTTGGCAGTAGAAGACGCACACTCTCCGTCTGTTTGGCGCCAATAGTTGTTTAAATGCCAAATTTGCATCATTTTTACCACGTCTACGCAGATGGTTACTGGCAACCAATAGTCAAAGAGCATATAAGGGCCTTGAAACAGTACGGTTTGTACGACAATCTCGAGTCTTTTAACATTGGCTGCGTTGGTTCTGATGAAAACTTTAATAATTTAGTCAACTTTTTAAACGAAGAAGACGTAGATTGCACAATTGTTGCTCATGAAACTACTGGTTGGGAGCAAGTTACCCTAAAACAACTCTGGTTAAAGGCAAAAGACCACCCAAATGATGTATTTTTGTACTGCCACACTAAAGGTGCTGCAAATGCAGGGTATTTGCAGGATGTTTGGCGTATGGGAATGACAAGAAAATTAGTAGTTGAATGGGTAATTGCTGTTGAACAGCTAAGAAATGGGTTTTCTACAGTTGGTTGTCATTTTCATTACAACAATATTGACAATCCAAACCCATTTTGGGGTGGAAACTTCTGGTGGGCAACAGGCAAACACATAAATTTATTAGATGAATGTAAAAATGAACGAAGACACAATGCAGAATCTTGGATTGGGACTATTTATCAAAGCCCAGAGTTTAATCCAATAGATATTTGGCCAGTACCTATAGCTTCACCTACTGAAGGTTATTAAGGTACTCATAATGACTATAAAAACCGCGTGATTTCATTGTTTCTAGATAATATTCCTTGTATTCATGCCAATTTTCTTTGGTAGCAAAGGTCCAACTAAGTCTTTCCTGCATATGGCCCATTAGATAGCCCATTTCTTGTATTTTTACACTTAAATTAGTGTCTTCAAAGCTTTCAATAATTTCTTTGTCCCATTTAGCTTCGCTGTACCTTAAGCCCTTATCAAATAATTCCCTTTTAATGATATTTGGGCCACCTACGTTGCCCGGATATGGGTTTAACCCTAAACCGTTGTATTCAATACAAGGCACATCTCCTCCACCATCAAAATCCAAGCCAACTTGACCTAGTTCAGGAATGGTTTCAAAATACTTCTTTGCAAGTAAATCCCAACCATTTTCAAAATGCATGTCGTTATCTAAGCGCATTAGGTGTGTTGCTTGTGAAAAGCTGCGCAGACCCTGTTCCCACCCTATATTTGTGGCTTTACCTGGATAATAGTTATCAGGGTTTAATATCACACGGTCACAACCACCAGTACGGTATAGGTTTTCTAAGTATTTACGCGTGCCATCAGTGCTGTTGTTATCACAAATAACAAAATAATGAGGAACTTGAATTGTGTTTGTAAAGCTTTCAATAGTGCGTTTTGTGTATTCAAGCCTATTAAAAGTGACCATTGATACAAGTAACTGCATTCTACTCTCCTATTTCAACGTAATTTATACTACAGCAGCTTTGATATACTTAACAAGTGCTAGTAACTTACACCATCCACACCCAAATGCTGCATGATGCACGCTCACAGGCTATGCGCCAAGCAGCGGCTGAAGGTTGGAAACGCGTGAGTGTTACAGCTGTTAAGAAAATTGGGCCACAAACCTACGAAGTATCTGTTGTTCTAACTTCCTAATACCGTACAGTACCTTAGACAAACAGAGAAAGAAGGGACAGCTTAATAATGAAAAAAGTTGTATTATTGTTATTACTGTTAAGTATTTCAGCCTGCTCTGATAGATATAGGAACCCAGAAGATGACCCAACCAATCAGATCACAACGACCGGTTACTCCACGGAAGCGCCTCTCCCCTGAGGAGATTGAAGCAAGGACACGAGCCGTTGTGATTATTTGTTTAGTAAGTGTTCTTCTAGGTAGTGTTGGTGCACTACTTTATTCTTTACTTTTTGTCTATCAACCATCGGAGCAATCACCTAATGATGCGGCTTTTCTTAAAATCCTTGAGCCTCTTATGTTTAGCATTGGCGGCGCCCTCACTGGTCTGGCTGCTAGTCGTGCTATGTCTTCTGGTAAGAAAGAAGATGGTGAGTGATGGAACCTCTTTACATTCCTATTGTTGTGGCTCTGATTGGAGGACCAGTGATGTGGTTTCTGAGTCGGTTTGACAAACGCAACACAGAACAACATGGTCAAAATATGAAAATACTCGGAAGAGTAGAAGCCAAACTTGACCGTATGGATGGGAAAGTAGATAGGGTAGACGAAAAGGTTGATCGTCTAGACGCTCGTGTAACTAATTTAGAAAAGCCTGTAGCCCGCACTCCACGTAAGAAGAGTGTATAATTAACTTCAGAGTACTCCAAGTGGGTGGGCTGCCTGAGGGCGGTCCACCCGCGCCATTTATGAGTTAGAATAGTACTATGACGATTCATGAAGTGAAATACACACTTATTAAAGGACTTCCTTGGGAACGTCTTATTATCGTTAAAGATCGTGTAACTCGTCGCATTATTGTTCCGTCAGATGCTTGGGGCGTAGTCAAAACCAGTGACATTGGCCGTATTGAGTTAACAACCGCCATTACGACTGAAGGTGGCATTGCAATTTCATTGTCAGAAGAAGAAACCAAGGATCTACCTGAAGGTTTATTGACATTTGATGTAATTGCTACAGTACGAAGGACGCCATTAACACCAGACGGTGCTACCACAATGACTACCCCGGTAGCAAAGGGTACAATTAACGTGTCGCCATTAGGAACTGTTACCCCCATTGAGGAGATTGATTATATGGAATTGCGTCTCGGTCAAGGAGAAGACTTCTACCGCACATTTACTTGGCGCGACTCCAATAATGCAATTGTTTCCGTTCAGAACGCCTACATGCAGGCAAAGAATGCCGCTGGAACTACTGTACTGGATCTTCGTTGGTACGCAACGGTTCCAAATGAAGCCACAATTGAGGGCCTTACAGCCAACCGCCGTGGTTACATTGCTCCTGCTAGTGGTGCAAGTTTGATTGTTCATTTGTCTAACACCAACCCAATTGCTGCTGGTGAATACAGTTTTGACATTTTTGTGCAAGACAGCGCAAGCGATTGGAGCAGGCTTACCAAAGGAACATTAGTAATTGAACCTTCAGTATCTGCAAAGCCTGCGTAATGGGTACAGTACAGGTAAGTGACGATAAAGGATCTATTGAGATTGTTAAAAATGAGTCTAATACTGTAGAGGTTAACTCACAAAAGCCCAGGTCATCAGTAACAATTGGAGTACCACACACGTCGGTAGTTGAGAAGATTGACCAAGGACCAGCGGGCCCTCCTAATGTCCTATCAATTGGAGATGTAACCACAGGTACAGCCGCTGTAAATATTACAGGAACAGCACCTTCTCAAGTTATTAATTTTGTACTACCTGTTTCAGGTAGTTATATTCATATACAAAGTGCGGCAGCATCTACTTGGACAATAAATCATAATTTAGGTTATTACCCAGCAGTTTCTATTGTAGACAGCGGGGAAAGTGTTGTAATTGGTGATGTAACATATATATCAACAAACACACTTTCTGTGTCCTTTACCGCCTCTTTCGGTGGTAAAGCCTATTTGTCGTGAGGTTTAAATGCCCAAGTTTCTAATAAACATCAACTTAAATGGTAACGAACTCCAAAATCCTGTTATCCATAACCTAGGTACTACCCCTACCGCTAATGCTAAGGCCGGCGGTATCTATTTTGATACCAACGGTGGACTTAACAAACTTAAGTATCACAACGGCTCCGCATGGGTAGAACTCTCATCTGGTGGTTCGGGCACCTGGCAACCAGCAGATGCTGACCTTACGGCTATTGCCGCCCTTACTGGTACCGCAGGTTTCCTCAAGACCAATGGTTCAGGTACTTGGACTATTGATACTGCTACCTATCTGACTTCAAGTACTGGTGTAACCACGGTTAATGGTTCTAGTGGCGCAATTTCCAATGTGGCCCTAACTACAAACACACTTGCTCAGTTTGCTGCTACTACATCAGCACAACTAGCGGGAGTTCTTTCAGATGAAACTGGTTTTTCAACTGGTGCTAAGGCTGTATTTAACATTTCACCAACCATTACTACCAGTCTTATCACTGATTCTACTACTTTTGCCCTAGTTAACACAACTGCTACAACAGTTAACTTTGGTGGTGCGGCTACTGCGGTCAACATTGGTAATGCCGCAGGTACGGTAACAATTGCGGGTAACTTAACCGTAAACGGTACAACTACCACAATTAACTCAACCACCCTGAGTGTTGATGATAAGAACATTGTTTTGGCAGATGGTAACGCACTAGATGCCTCAGCAGATGGTGGTGGTATTACCCTTAAGGGTCTTACTGATAAGACTTGGAACTGGATTGATGTTACTGACTCATGGACTTCTTCAGAGCACATTGACCTTGCATCGGGTAAAGTCCTAAAGATTGCTGGTACGCAAGTTCTATCTGCTACTCAGTACACGGGTAACTCATCAACCGCTACTACTGCTACCAATGTTACTGGTGGTGCCGCTGGCTCTATTGTGTACCAAACTGGTTCAGGAGCAACTACAACCCTTGCACTAGGTACCACTGGTCATCAGTTACTCGCAGGTGCTAGTGCCCCTGTATGGACTAAGACAAAGCACTCTGCTACTTTGTCAACAAGTGCAACTTCTTATGCCCTTACACATGGTTTAGGTACTGCCGACCTTGTTGTGTCTGTGTATGAAGTATCTACTGGAGAAATTATGTATGCTGATGTTGTGAATACCAGTACTACCACAACGGTCTCTTTTGCAACTGCTCCGACTGCCAACCAATACCGAGTCGTTATTCTTGCTTAATCCGTCATTAAAGGACAACAATGGCTAACTTTTTAAAGTCCCTCTTTATTAAGGGGGTAGAAATTGATACAGCAAGTGCCACCACTGGTAACTCACTCATTTATAACGGAACTAAGTTTGCCCCAGCAACCCCAGGTTCAGGTTCTATTTCTCTTGACGGTCTTTCAGATGTTGTTATTACAACACCCTTGGAGTTTCAAACTCTTGAGTACAACGGTACTAACTGGGTTAATGCAAATGCTCAAAGCAGTGTATATGTCCGTAATGTTGAAGCAACAACCATTACAACGGGAACTTGCGTCTATCTATTTGGCGCAACAGGAGACCACGCCACTGTTAAACGAGCAGACAACAATAGCGACGCTACTTCCGCTAAGACAGTTGGTGTTGTTAGTGCAAACATTGCGGCAAGCCAAAATGGCGTAGTTGTAACACAGGGGTATGTAGATGGTATTGATCTATCAACGGGCTATACCGCTGGAGATGTTTTATGGCTTGGTGAGGCTGGCGCATTTACAAAAACTAAACCCACAGCACCAGACCACTTGGTATTCATTGGTGTAGTAGTTCGTGCCAATCATAACGGCATTATCTATGTTGCTACCCAAAATGGGTATGAATTAGATGAACTTCATAATGTAAGTTTGCCTTCACCTGCTTCTGGCGACTTCTTAAAGTACAACGGCTCACTGTGGGTCGCTGATGCTATTGACCTTGGTACAGATACGACAGGTAACTATGTAGGAACTATTACCGCTGGTACTGGCGTAACTACATCTGGGGCATCTACGGGCGAGGGTATCGCTCATTCAATTTCTATTGGGCAATCAGTTGCCACTAGCGCAACCCCCACTTTTGCTGGTGGCGTATTTAGTACCTCATCTGCTGTATCTAGTCTTTCTGGCGTTACTCCTAGTTTGCAAGTTTTGGGTGTCACTGCCTCAACAGCATCAGAAATTATTGCAAGATATTCGGCTGACATTAACGGCCCATCACTTTATTTAGGTAAATCAAGGTCGGCTACCGCTGGCACTCAGACTGTCGTGACGACTGGTGACCGTTTAGGAAACTTGCAGTTTATTGGGTCTGACGGAACAAACTTTATTGCTTCTTCTACGATTCAGGGTGATGCTGAAGGCACAATTTCTACGGGCATTGTTCCTGGTCGTCTAACTTTCAATACTGCTAACTCCGCTGGAACTCTTACTGAGCGAATGCGTATTGACTCTGCTGGCAATATCGCTATTGGTAGTAGCACTATTGCTGGATACGGTTTTTATAATGCTAAACAAATTACTGGTGCGTTATCAAGTTACGGGATTACTGCTGGTGGAACAGTTCAATCGGATGTAACTAGTACTGCAAGTCAATTTCTTAGTGCTGGCAATACTGCAAATGCATCGTTCACGCTTAGTAGTTACATCCACTTTTATGCTTTTGGTGTCACTACTCCTGGTACTGGTTCAACTATTACTACCCAAACTGGTTTTTTAGTTAGTTCATCCACGACTGGTGCAACAAATAACTACGGTTTCCGTGGTGATATTCCTAGTGGTACTAATCGTTACAACTTGTACATGAGTGGTACTGCACAAAACTATTTGGCAGGAAATACCGCTATTGGTGCTACTGCCGCCGATACTGGTGCGACATTACGAATCAGTAATAGTTCAGATATTGTCGGTATCAGAATAAGGGCTGCTGCGGCTCAAAGCGGTGCAGGTTTAATACAGGTACAAGATTCAAGTGGAAACCTACTTAGTGGCATTGCTCCTAACGGCAACTTCCACATTGGTACTGTTCCTTCTACTAGCACTTTGCTCCGTGTTAATAAATCTTTAACTGGTGGCGTTAGTCCAGTTGGTTATTATATTACTTCAGCAATTGACTCTGATTATCCAAGCATTATTGGTGGAACTGGGTATTTCTCGTTCATTGGCGCAACAAGTGCAAATGTAGCATCGCCACCAAATATTGCTAACATTAACCACCACTATGTAGGTCAGGGCACTTTTACTAACACGACGGTCACGAACCAATATGGTTATTATGCTGACTCATCGCTAACTGGCGCAACAAACAACTACGGCTATTTCGGCAATATTGCTGCGGCAACTGGTCGTTGGAACCTATACATGGGTGGTTCTGCCAATAACTATTTAGCAGGGGCATTAGGGGTTGGCTCAAATTCGCTTACTGGCATAACACTTAATGTTGCAAAAACTATAACTGGTGCAACGAGCGCATACGGCATCGTTAGTCAAGGTTCAATATTAAACGATGTAACTTCTCAAGCAACTGCTTTTCAGTCAGGAATGACAACTGCCGCATCTACAGCATTAGGTGCTTTATTTCATTACACCGCTTATCAAAATACTTTTGGTGCTGGTTCTTCCGTAACAAATCAGTACGGTTTTTATGTGTCAAGCGGCATGGTAAGTGCAACAAATAACTACGGTTTCCGTGGTGATATACCAAATGGCACCAACCGTTGGAACCTATACATGGGTGGTTCTGCACAAAACTATTTGGCAGGCAACCTAGGTATTGGTACAGCCACTCCATCAACAGCCCTTCAAGTAGTCGGAACAGTTACTGCTACGGCTTTTGCTGGTCCATTGACAGGTAATGTGACAGGCAATGTGTCTGGTAGTGCGGCAACTGTTACTGGTGCCGCTCAATCAGCAATTACTTCTGTAGGTACTTTGAGTGCTTTAAGAGTTGATGGAAATTTTGGTATTGGGGGGGCTGGTTTTGCTCAAATAGGATTGCGGTTTGTAAAAGACATTGGGGGAAGTGCTTTTTCTCAAGGAATATTTTTAGGTGGAGCAGTTCAGCCGTCTGTAACATCTAGGGCTGACATGATTTGGACTGCTCCAACCGTTGCTGCTTCTGTAACTTTGCCTACTTTGCAACAGTTCTATGCGACTGTTGCAGGAGTTGGCGCAGGGTCGACTATCACAGCATCCACAGGTTTTTATGCTGAATCCAATATTGGTAATAACGATTTAGGAACGATAACAAACGCTTACGGTTTTTTAGGGAACATTGCTAGTGGTACGGGTCGTTACAACTTGTATATGCAAGGTACTGCTGCAAACTATATGGCAGGTCGTTTGGGTGTCGGCGCAATTTTAACTAGTGGTGCAATGGCAATAGTACAAAACACGACCGCTGCCGATAAAGCATTTATTGTTAGAGGCGCAGCATCACAATCGGGTGACTTCCTCGATGTTCAAAACTCAGGTGGAACATCACAGTTCAAGGTTGACTCATCAGGTGCTGTTGGTATTGGTAATACACCTGCTGCTGGGCGTAGTTTTGTTTTAGGCAAATCAATGACTGGTTCAATAGCACCAATAGGTTTTTTTAGTGCGGGTCAAATTCAATCCGACGCAACAAATAGTGCTAATTATTTTAATACATTTGTAAACACTGCTGCTACCGCTTTTACTTGTGGAACCGTAATTCATTACAAAACCCAGCAAGGAACAATTGGTGCTGGTTCAAGTATTGGAACCCAAGTTGGATTCCTTGCTGAATCGTCTTTGATTGGCGCAACTGGCAACAACCTTGGTTTTTGGGGAGCAATTCCCGCTGATGCTGCCAAGAATTACAACCTATACATGAGTGGTACTGCCCCAAACTATCTTTTAGGTCGTCTAGGTGTAGGAGCAACTTTAACTAGTGGTGCGATGGCACAGATTGTTAATACAACTGCTGCGGATAAAGCGTTTGTTGTTAAAGGTGCTGCATCACAATCGGGTGATTTCTTTGATGTTCAGGATTCAAGTGGAGCATCAGAGTTCAAAATTGACTCCAGTGGTAGAGTGGGCGTAAATGCCAGTACCTCTGCTGGAACTCAACTAATTATTGGTGGTACTACAGATTCTAGTGCTTTAGGTTCAGGGATAGCATCAGGGCAAACCCTCTCATCAACAATGTTGGATTATAAAGGTTTTTGGTCATTGCCAGCACTTCCAGCAGGTTCAAACACATACACTCAACTATTGCATTTTCATGCTAACCCTTCTGCAATTGGTGCTGGCACAACGCTTTCCACTAGCGCAGGATTTGTTGCATCAAGCAGTCTTGGCTCAAACTTTAGTGGAACCGTCACTACTGCTTATGGTTTTTGGGGCAACCTGGCTAGTGGTACTAATCGTTACAACTTGTACATGGGTGGTACTGCACAAAACTATATGGCAGGCAACCTTGGCATAGGCACTACCACGCCCGATACAGCACTAGATGTTGTTGGAACTACAACATTAAAAACAGTAAAAGCAGGTTCAGGAGTAGTCGCTATTTCAACTGTCTCTTATGATGGTGGTTTTAACACAACAAACTATTTTACTTCAACAGCACATGGTTTCAGTAATGGTGACACTGTCACAATAACTGGAGTGACCCCAACTAATTTTAATATAACAACAGTTATTAGTGTTGCCAGTTCTAATCACTTTTATATTTCTGGCGGTCTTGGTGCTTCTAGTGGAACGGGCGGTACTGCCACTGGCCCTCCATCAACATTATATGTTAATTCAACCAATGACCGTATTGGCATTGGTACATCTAGTCCAACCGAAAAACTAGATGTCGTAGGCAATATTGCCCTAACAGGGTCGGTTGTTTTTGAAGGCGCAACCGCCGATGGCTTTGAAACAACACTTGCTGTTACTGACCCGACTGGTTCCGATAAAACAATTACTTTACCTAACGCTTCAGGTACGGTTGCCCTTGTTGGTACACAAACTGTACGATCAATCACAGCATCAACAGACACACCCACAGGCGCCGATCTTGGTGACTTGCTGACTATTGACACAACTTCAGGTGCCGTAACAGTAACCATCAACAGTTCACTAGGTTTGACCGCTGGCCAGCGCATAGATTTCATGTGGATCGGCGCCGCAACCAGCGTGACATTCAGCGCGTCTAGCGTGACATTGAACGGAACACCTGGTTTGAAGTTGCGCGCTAGATATTCGGCGGCAACATTGGTGTGCACAGCATCAAATACTTATGTTCTCGTCGGAGATTTGAGTGCCTAGTTTTAATCTTGGTGTCATGGCCTCATCAAACCATCCACTTCTGATTCAATACCTTGTGATCGCTGGTGGCGGTGGTGGCGGTGGTGGAACTGGTGGCGGTGGCGGCGGAGGCGGTTATCGTTCATCGGTTACTGGTGAATCATCTGGTGGTGGCGCATCAGCAGAATCAGTTTTTGCTGCACTCAGAAGTACGGACTACACAGTCACGGTCGGTGCAGGCGGTGCTAAAGGTTCAGGCCAAGAAGGCGGCGTCAGTGGTTCATCAGGCACTAATAGTGTTTTCAATGCTGTCACTTCGGTCGGTGGTGGTGGTGGTAGCCGAAACAACCTGGCTGGTTTGACTGGTGGTTCTGGTGGCGGTAGCGGTGGCACAGCGGGTGGTGCAGGAACAGCAAATCAAGGTTACGCTGGCGGCAGGAATGCAGGGGGTCCGAACTTCCCTGCTGGTGGTGGCGGTGGCGCGTCAGTAGTTGGATCAAACGGTGTTGCGTCTGGTAATGGCGGTGCAGGCGGTGCAGGCGTTTCGTCATCAATTACAGGTACGGCAGTTGGTCGTTCTGGCGGAGGTGGAGGCGGGTGCTTTGCCAATGGTAGCGGTGGAACTGCAACTGATGGTGGTGCTGCTGGTGTTCTTACTGCACAAGCAACTAATGCTGAAGCAAACCGCGGTGGAGGAGGCGGTGGTGGTGGTTCAAACAATAAACCGACATCCACCACAGGCTCTCCGAGCAATGGTGGTTCAGGTGTTGTGATCCTCAAATATTCTGATGCGTACACCATCACTATTGGTGCAGGTTTGACAGGTTCAACCGCTGCACCTTCGGGCGGGTTTAAGGTAACGACAATCACTGCTGGCACAGGGAATGTGAGTTTCACATAATGGCCCACTATGCGTTCATAGACGAAAACAATATGGTGACCGAAGTAATCGTCGGCATTGATGAGAACGAACTCATTGAAGGTCTGTCACCTGAACAGTGGTACAGCAATTTTCGTGGGGTGAGGTGTGTTCGTACTTCCTACAACAGCACTATTCGTGGCAAGTATGCCGGCATCGGTGACCTGTACGATGAAGTTTCAGATGTGTTCGTTTCCCCGGGTTGGACACTCGTTGATGGTGTTTGGCAAGCGCCGATAATTGAAGTACAAGAAACTTTTGAAGATATGCAGTAAAAATGACTATTGATTTTCACGAAAAGGTTTCTAACCTTGCCTTGTTCTTTAGGTTGCACAAACCACGAGGCGCATGTGATAAATTAGCAACCAGAAATTATAAAACCTACCTAGCACAGGAGAAACAAAATGGAATTCAGAACGCTTGACCCCGTAGAAGGCAAAAAGCAGGCTCTGCTTGGTCGTCTCAATCAGTTGGAACAAGAGTATTTAAGCAATGAAACCGCATTGTTGGTGGCACAAAGCCTTCCTGACGATGAGGCAAAAGAGACTCAGGTCGCTCAGTTTATTAGTAACCTTGAGATTATTGAATCTGCCCACACTGCCATTGCCGCAGAACACGACTCGCTCGCATAACTAAGGAGAACAAAATGTCAAATATTCAATTAGATGTCAATAAAGTAGTTGAATCGCTCGTGAACCAGATTTCACAACAGGCCCAGCGTATCGCAGTCCTAGAAGCTACAATTGATGCCATACAGAAAGTCCCAGCAACCCCTGGTGTACAGGAAGAAGAATGATCATTAGAATGTCTCTTTCACAACAAAATAAAGCCATAATTGCTTCCTATGCCCGAAGTGTATTGGGAGCAGCAGTTGCTACCTACACAGCTACACAGGATTGGAAGTTGACGTTAAATGCCCTCTGGGCTGCGGCTTTGCCTGTGGCTATCCGTTTTCTTAACCCTAACGATACCGCTTTTGGTAAAGGTAACAAATGAGCCTTCCTTTTATTAAACTAGTTGTACCAACGGCACTTACTAAGCATAAGAATGGTCAATTACCCGAATCCTTATTAGTGCCAGTTAAATCTGGAGGCAAGATGTACCATGTTGCTGCTGCACAATTCAACAAGATGTACGATGCTGCCCTTGCCGCTGGTTTCAAACTTAAAAACATTGGTGACTACCGTTCATTCCAAGGTCAGTTATCCATGTTTATGGATCGTTATGTAACAACTGATACTGGAACTGGCGTTACCCGTCAATATGAGGGTAAGACCTGGTGGTTGAAGAAGGGCAAAGCTCCATCAGCTGCCCCAGACCCAACTGGTCTTAAGGGTTCTAATCATGGCTGGGGTCTTGCAATTGACCTTGGGTATGATGTCAATGGAAAACTCACCTCAATGGGTGGGGCTTGTTTTGATTGGATGTGCGCTAACGCCCCCAAGTATGGTTTCTACCTTCAAGGAGACAACAGGGCATCCAAAGAGTTTGAGGCTTGGCACTGGCAGTATTGTCTTGGTGATGCTTCTCCTGATGGTTCAGCGCAAGCCGCCCCAGCGGTACCTGCAACGGCACCTGCTGGTGGGGGTTTGAAGTTTAATTACCCAGGTACCCCAGTGAGTCTTGGTTCTAAAGGACCAGCTGCTGCGCTAGTTCAGGCAATCATTGGAGCAAAAGCCGATGGTGATTTTGGGCCCAAGTCTGTTGCTTCACTCAAAGCATGGCAGAAATCCCATGGCCTTACTGCAGACGGCTCCGTCGGTCCTGTAACATGGAAGAAGATGTTCGGCTGATAAGGAGCCCTTAATGGCTGTTAGAATTCAATTTAGGCGTGGTACTGCTACAGAGTGGTCTACGTCAAACCCCATCCTTGCACTTGGTGAACTTGGTTACGAAAGTACAAACAAGCTCATTAAATTTGGTGATGGTGTAAAAACGTGGAACTTGTTGGAAACTGCTGCAGCAGGTGACATTACATCTGTTATTGCTGGTACTGGTTTGGCATATGAGGTAGGCACAACTGGTTATGGTAATGCAGCCTCTGCTGGTTTTAGTGGAGCAGTTAAACTTGGTATAGATACAAGTATTCTTTTAGCTTCTTCAAGTATTGATGCTAAAGGTGACTTGTTGGTTGGTCAAGCCAACAATTCTTATACCAGGGTTTCTCTTCCAACAAGTACCTCATCAGATATTACAGATGGTAAGTCATTAGTTGCTGATTCCAGTGCGTCTGCTGGTGGTGTTGCATGGAAACAAGTTGTACCACCAGGTGTAATCCAACAGTATGCGGGCGCTACTGCACCTGCTGGTTACTTACTATGTAATGGTGCTTCATTCTCAAGTGGTGTTTATGGAGCACTTGCTACTGTAGTAGGTGACACCTATGGCACGCACTCAAGTACTACTTACTATCTTCCAAACTTGCAGACACGAGTTCCAGTAGGTAAGAATACTTCTGGCACTTTTGCCACCCTTGGTGCTACCGGTGGTGCAGAAACCCATACACTAACTAGCGCACAACTTGCTGCGCACAGCCATGGTTTAACGTGGACATCTTCTGGAGCGGGCACAACCACTGCAAGTGCTACAGCAAGTACTGGTGATCAAAGTGTAACCCATAGCCATGATATTACTGATACACATAGCCACACAGTTACAAATGGTACGCTTGTTGTGCGCCAAACAGGTGATGGTAACGCCTATATCTTGGCTGGTTCTCAAGGTTTAAATGTTTATGGACCATATAACACCTCTACTATAACTACTGCAGTAGCAGATCCAGGTGGAACGTCTACAGCAAGTGTTGGGCACTCTCACTCTCTTCAAAGCCATACTCACCCAACGCCAAACCACGTACACACTGCTAGTGTTGACAATAGTACGGGTGGCGGCGGTGCACATAACAACTTGCAACCTTATATAGTTCTTAACTACATCATTAAAACCTGATTATAAGGAGTACAAGTGGCGCGCAAAAAGCTCGACCTCACTGGCGCACTAGAGGGAATTATAGAAAGAGAACAAGAGGCCCAAAGGCTTTTTGAAGAGAGCGGTAGGCGCGAACAACTATTTCGTTCTGAAGAAGAACGCGCATACGACGAAGCCCTCATAGAAGCAGAAGAGCCAGAGTACGACTGGACTGATACTCCACCTTCAGATGACTTTGAAGAACCTACAATTGAAGAACCTAAAGAGGTTGAAAAACCCAAACTACCTGAACCTGAGGTTTTAGACTTTATTGAGCAGTCTACAAAAGGTGACAGAGAAACACACCGCCCTGACCTTTACCCAGAATACTATGGTGCTGCAAAATCAATTCAGTCAACAGCAGTACAAGCCATGCAGTGGATTCCAACTGGCATGGAAGAAGTTGCAATGACAGAGTTAGCTGATCCACTTTTTAAAGGACTGCCAGAAAAAACAGACATAACTTTACTTTCTGTGGTTGGTGATTTACTTGTTGCATTTGCAAGGCCATCTAAGTCCCAAACAACTACTGGAACTTTGTATGTATTTTCTGGTGTATCCAGGGAGATGTGGAACGCCATAAGAAATTCAAAATCATTTGGAAGATCAGTTAGAAGTGCTGGCGTTGGTAGGCTATATTCAGAGGGAGATAGAACTAGGTATACTGAACTTCACCCAGAAGAAGAGTATTGGCTATTCAACCTATCTTGGACTTCTCCAAGAGATGTTGTTACACCCCCACCACCAAGGGTCAAAAAATCAACAGTTAAGAGCAAAAAACGTGGCAAAAAAGATGTATTTAAATAGTTTGTATAAAATTGGGAAAGTTTATTGGATATTAAGGGACACAGGAACATCAAAAGACAAAGTATTGTCAACTGCTTTTATGCGCCAAACTTCTGCACCATGGGCAACTGGTAAGGGTATTCAGATACGCATTAAAAAGTACGTTTTCCAAATTGGATTGTGTGCCTCACCCAAAACTCTTGCAGATGAAGAAGGCTTGCTGTACGCTGTGCAGGGCCGCATAATGGATACACCACCTGGGGAAATTGGAGACTGGTAATGAAACTGTTCATGAAAAAACAAGCTGAAGAAAAATTCAAAGGTTCTTCTATTCCCCGTGTTTCTAACATGGAAACTCAACAGTTAAAGAACTGGTTTAATACCACCATTATGCATCTTGGCGAGGCGTATGACTCTTGGCGCTATAAAGACGCGCCAGATGAAGTTTCACAAGCAATCACAATGCTGGATGAGATCTGGAAAGAATTGCAGTCCAGAAGTGATAAATGAAACATCAATTGAAGAGCAACTTAATGAAGAACAA